AAAACCACCTAAAAGAAAACAGTTAAGTGAAGCATTAACCTATATGAAAAATACTTCTAAGTGGAAGTATGCTAAGAAGTTTTGTGATGAACGAGGTTATGAGTTTCAAATATGGACTGAAAAAGAATTAGAAGCTATGGGTATTAAAACGATGACTATGGGATTTAAAGCAAGTAAAACAAAAACTGGCCGTAGAATATGGAAATCTTTTAAGAAAAAGATATAAATATAAGTATGGCCAGTTTATTTGATAAGTTAGAATCAGAAGCATTCCGTAAGGGAATAAAAGCACGTTCACGAGAAGCTGGAGTATGGTTTGCAAAGAAAGCAAAAGAACTTGGACCGTTAGGTAGGACTATTCTTAAAGATGATAGGTTAACACCAAAATCTAGACCTTTAATTGGTGATATGATAATGTATACATATAATCCAAAGCTTAAGCAAACTTTGCCATACTATGATACATTTCCTTTAACGATTATGGTTGGTCCAGCACCAGGTGGTTTTTTTGGTATTAACTTACATTACTTACCACCTAAAATTCGTGCTATATTTTTAGACAATTTAAATGATGTTGCATCTAATCAAAAATTTAATAAGACGACTAGATTTAGGATTACTTATAACTTGTTAAAAGCTACAAAAGGTTATAAATATTTTAAACCGTGCTTTAAACATTATCTTACAGAGCATGTATCTTCAAAGATAATGAAGGTGGATGCTGCTGAATGGAACATAGCAATATTTTTACAAACAGCTGCATTTAAAAAGAAAACTGAAAGCTTTATTTGGACTAGGTCAAGGAGACAATACTAATGTCATTACCAGTAAGTATAGATTCAATTAAATCAACGATTAATCGTCGTGGTGGTGTAGCACGTGGAAATAGATATGCAGTATATGTTTCTCATCCTTCAAAAGGTATGAATAGTTTATTAAAGTTTGACCCTGCAACATTACTTAATAATTTAATATCTGGCGATGGTATACATATAGGAGACTTTATACAAGACCCAAGAGATATGTTTTTATTATGTCAAACTTGTACACTTCCTGGTAAACGAATAACCACAACTGAAGCTACACACAATCATCATATGACAAAGAAACCTTATTCAATGATGACTGATGAAGTATCTATGACATTTTTATTAACGAATGATTATTATATTAAAAAGTATTTTGATATGTGGCAAGAAATGGTTATTGATAGTACACATGAACATTATAAAGCATTTTATAAGAGAGACTATTGTAGTGATGTAATTATACAACAATTATCTACATCTAATGATATAATTCCAGGATATACAGTTAAATTAGAAAATGCATATCCTATACAGCTTTCAGCTATTGAATTAGGTAATGCTAATGAAGGTTTATTAGAAGTGAGTGTCACCTGGGAATATGATAATTGGAGAAGTATTGGATTTATAGATGGAATTCAAAGTGTTGTAGGAACCTTATTAGATAAATTAAAAGCTACTAAGATAAAAACAGCAGTTGCATCAAGTCCGAAAACAGAGCATCTAAATTTAGAAAAATTAGCTGCAGATAAAAGGAGATTCGCCGCGTTAGGTGGTGGACAAATAAGTTAAATAAAATAATGGAGAGAAATTGATATGCTACCAAAAATAGCAACACAAAAGTATGATATGATTGTGCCTTCAACAGGCAAAGCTGTAACATATAGACCATACGTGGTCAGAGAAGAGAAACTATTGTTAATAGCATTAGAATCTCAAGATGATAAGCAAATTGAAAAAGCAGTTAGCGCAATAATTAAATCATGTTTAGATAATGTTGATATGACAAATTTAACAGGATTTGATATTGAATTTATATTTTTAACATTACGTTCTAGAAGTGTAGGTGAAGGAATAGAGTTAGGTATAGATTGTGTTAAGTGTGAAGAATCAAATCCAGTAAAGATTAATTTAGATAAAGTAGAAATTAAGAATTTAGATTTTGATGAGAAAGACCTTCAATTAAAGCTTAATAATGATATGACTATTGAGTTACGTTGGCCAACCATGAGTGATAGATCTGCAGAAGTTGAAACTGGTACAGAAATTCTTATTCATATGGTTGCCAAATCAATTGGTACACTTTATCATGGTGAAGATATACACCCAATGAAGGATGTACCATTTAATGAAGTGCTTGAATTTGTTGAGAGCTTAAGTTCAGAACAATTTAATAAAATTATGGCTTTACTTTTGAAGACACCGTATGTTAGTTATGATATAGAATTCACATGTAAGAAATGTGGAGAGAAGAACGAAAGAGAGTTAAAGGGACTAGCTGATTTTTTTCAATAGCCCTTTCTCATGATTCAGTAGTATCGCATTATAAAACAAATTTTGCGTTAATGCATCAGCATAATTTTGGTTTAGAAGAACTAGAGAATATGTGGCCGTGGGAAAGGGAGATATATGTTACCCTTTTAACGCAATGGATCGAGGAAAAAAACAGAGAACAAAGTAAATATGGCTGATACACCACAAAAAATTGAAGGCATTAATCAAGTAATTTCTGAATTAAGAAAGCTTAACGCCTCTAGCAAGAAAGATTTAATGCGAGACAAAGAAGAACGGGATCGTGCTGAAAAATTAGCTGCTTCTGGGGAAGTTCAAGAATCACAGGGAGCTGAGTTTATTGATGCAGGAGCAGACTTTCAACGTAGGTTCTTAGCAGGCCAAGCCAAAACATTTACTGATAAAGCTTTACAACGATCTGGTTCTAAATTAGATGTTCAAGAAGACATTCAAAAATCCGGTGCAGGTGCTTTAGAACAGCTTGAGAAACTTGTAAAGCATTTTACCGATAAAAAAGGTGATGAGGAAGAAGAAAAAAGAGAGAAAGATAAAGACAAAAAAGATAAAAAGAAAGATAAATCAGAAGCCTCTAAATCTAGTTTCTTAGGTAAAGCAGCAAAAGGTGCTGCTGGTATGGGTTTAATGGGTTTAGGTATTGGCGCCTTTATGAGTGGCTTAATGGTTTGGTCAAATGTAAAAGCATTTAGAGGTGAAAATTTTCCTGAACAAGCACAGAATATATCTGAAGGTTGGGAACATTTTGGTAAGATGAGTACTACATCCATAGCCACATTAGGTGTAATGTTGGCTGGTGGTGCTTTCTTAGGAATGGTAGGTGGTGTTGGAAAAACCTCTAAAGCAGCTCTTGGTATGACTGCAATGGGAGCAGGTATTGGTGGCTTTATGTCAGGTATTGCTATGGCAGGGTCTTTAACTAATTTTGATGGTACAGTATTTAAAGAAAATGCTTCAGATATAGTTGATGCATTAGAAAATATTGGTAGTTTAAGTGCAACAACTTTAGCTACTTTAGGAATTATTGCTGGTGGCGGTGCTATTATAGCTACTAAAAAACCATTTATAGGTCTTGCTGGTGTTGCTTTAGCTGGAAAAGCTGCTGCAGGTGCAACTTTAGGCGGTGCTGCAATTGGTGGCTTTATGACAGGTATTGCTGCACCAGGTGCAATAACAAAAATTACAGGTACAGAATTTAAAGACAACGCCGTTAATATTGTAGCAGCACTTAAAGAATTAGAAACTCTTGATGAAAAAACATTAATTACATTAGGTCTAATTGCTGGAACCGGTGCTGTATTAACTATGAAGCCGGCATTTTTAGGTCTTGCTGGCAAGGCCTTAGCTACAAAGGCTGCTGCAGGCGCATCAATTATGGGTGCTGGTATCGGTGGTTTCATGGTAGGTATGGCTGGTGCAGGTAAAATTGGTTCTTTAGTTGGTATTGATGGTTCAGCATTTAAAGAAAACGCTACAAATATTGCAGAAGGTATGGGTGCATTTACTGGACCACAACAAGCGGCACTCGTTGGATTTATAACTCTTGGTGCTGGATTGGGTGCTATCCCAGGAGTAGGATTATTAGGTTCACTTGGAATTGCAGCAAGTATGACTTTAATAGGAGCAGGTATTGGTGGATTCTTTACTGGTATGGCAGGTATTGGTGATGCCTTTGGAGCAATGGGTGTTGATGGCTCTACATTAAATAGTATATTGACAAATCTTGGTGGAGGATTAGCAGGATTTAACGAGGTTGATGGTAAAAATTTACTAGCTGTTGGTGGAGGTTTAACTGCATTTGGTCTTGGTCTTGCAGAATTGCTTATTGCTACAGGTATTACTGGTACAAGTGATACTTTAGCTGATATTAGAGACCAAGTTAGAAACTTCTTTAATGTGGAATGGGTATCTGGCGATAAGGATATAGACACTAGTAAATCTGGTATGGAAAAATTAATAGATAGTATTGTTAGTCCTATGTCAAAACTAGCTACACTTGCTGATGGTGGTGATACATTAGGTAAATCTGCTAGAGGTATAAGAACAGTTGTGACCGTACTTAATGAATTAAATGGATTAAAATTAAAGTCAAGTGATTTTGAATTTGAAGAATTTACTGATGGGTTTGTACATATGGCTTATGGTATAGATGCTGCATTTAATGGTGGAAAATATGTTAATCGTGGTTGGGGTCAAAATTATGATATTAAAACTGGTATAAAAAATCTTAGTTTAGAAAATTATACAAGTGCTGCTCAAGGTATTAAAGCATTACAAAATGCATTAGGTTTTTATAATGCAAATGGTAGTGGTGGTAATGGTGGAACTACTAATAATGATTCATCTAGTACAATTAATATTATTCATTCTCCAGAAATGATTGATTTATCTAACTATAATTCAGTAGGGCCAATGAGTAATTTGGAAAGGGCGAGGTTATAATAAAAAACCCGCCTTTCGACGGGTTCTCAATAAATACTAAGCTTCAGCTGCTAATTTAGCAAAATAACTCATTGTATCATCTTCAGCCTCAGCTTTTTGAACTGGGTCAGCTGCTACTGCAACTGGATCTGAAACAGACGGACCGTCATTGAATGGTGATTCGTTTTTTATATCCTCATCAACATAATCAATTTCAGTACGTGCTTGTGGTGTACCATCTGTACCCAAGACTCTAGTTAACTTAAGATTAAGCTCACTATAAGACTTGAATGTTGAGGCATCTGTAAATTCCTGAATAGAATGTTGTTTATTATAAATTTCTTCTAATAAACTATCATCTGAATCAAGAGCTTCAACCTTACCAAACTCAGAACGATCATAGTTACGGAATCCCGCAACCTGAGCAATCTTCATTTTAAAGTTGGCACCTTTCCATAAGTCAAATGGATTAATAGCAGTTTCATCTTCATACTGAGGTTGCATGCTATTCATTATTTTTTCAAATATTTTAGCACCATAAGTATATAAGAATACCTTGCCATTGTTTTCTGGACTTTCAGGGTCAGAAACAATATAGATATTTGACACATAATGTAAGCGACGCTTACGTCTACGTGCAGTATCTTTATCGGCTTCTATGCCCGTGTTCCAGAGTTTGGAATTACTTTCAGAAACAGGATCGTCCTTACCAATAGTAGTTAAAGATTTCTCTACATACCA